CGTTTTGTTGACTTACAGCCCCCCGTTATGGGTGTCAACTCCACTGTTTAGAGTAAATTTTTATGTTCCATGATAGCGCTATATGGATTAGAGATTATCCTCTTCAAGAGTTAGTGATCGAGTTATCTATATGAAGTTTATCCTCGTTATTGGAGTATGTTACAACAAGTTGGCGTTGAGGCCAACCTAGAGCAGAGCTAGCATGGCGCCGAGGGCCGCAGGGGCGAGCTCCTCAACCAACCCAACTGCTGCAGATTCTGCAGCATCCCAAAACGTTTTCTTTGCAACGTCAGGGGCATTGGACTGATCGACAATTCGTGGTGTGTTGTTCTGTGCATTGGAAATGGCAGCTTCCAATTGTGGTAGATATGGTGCAGGTTGTTGGTACATTGTATTATACAGTGTATCAGAATCTGGTATCATCTCCACGCACATCGTAATCACCACCTCGCCCACTGTGTAGGCTGCAGTAGTGTCACCACCTCTCACTCCCACATAAATGTGTGGGAATCCTTTATCAACAGCAGTTATCGTATGTGGATGGAATGCATGGGTGTAAGAACCCTGTGGAGGAGCACAAAGACACATGGATGATTGATACTGGCGTTGAACATGATAATTTTGGGCCAACTCTACGGTTAGATCCCAGTCATCAGAGGTAGCTCCAGTGTCCATGGGTGCTTGTGTCACACACCCAACAGCCACCCCTTGTGATTGACTCGGGTTGGTTGTTGCGATGTACTCCGCACATAGCGATACAATTCGGTAGGAATCATAATCCGATGAGGTATACCCAGTGGCAGCCTGAGCAGTACCCCAAACGGTAACAATTCCTCCAACAACTGTACTTGCCAGCTCGTACTGCTCCTTGATCGAGGGTTGAATTTTAATTGCAGCAACCCCAGAGGTAGTAATAGTATCCAATTGAACCCGCGTGACAAACTTGGCTGGTATTGTCTTTTGGGTACTGGAATCATACCACCTAGGAACAGTGTTCGAACACCGGCAATATAGGCGGGAAGCTATGACATTGGTTAATTTCCCGCAAGCAAAGGAGTTGAAGTCGCGAGGGTTGCGGACAAGTGCATTGCGCTTGGGTTTCCTTTTCCTTCCCTTCTTCTTCTTCTTCTTGGTGCTCTGTGCGGGTGGCATGGGTCTGCCATAGCAACTAGTGATTGGTTGATTCATTATGCAGCGAAACAGTGCTAGGACTAAGTGTGCTACAGGTATGTATTCTATTTTATTCTTTTATTTAATTTTCTTGTTGTTGTAATCGATCTGATCGCTATTCAAATTTTTCAGTATAGTGAGTGATTAATGTTGTGTTATTGTTGTTAATGTATCTATGGTTGTATTTATGTAGTGTTTTGCAACCGGGATGGGACTACCCTTTGGTACATGTAGTTGTTGTATTGTATGTTCAATGGCCCGTTGATTGTCGGGTGTTATGTGGAATGCTTTCCAAAAGGAGACTCTAGCCTCCATGGTTGGTTCCCCACCTCGTGGTGAGACATCCCTGGCCATATACGCCATCCCAGAATCATACCCCTCGCGGGAATCTGCCATCGTAATGTATTTACGATAGAAGACGTGGTATATTGGGAGGTCACCAGCGATGGATAATCCAGTCCAACCTAAGTTACTTCGCAATTGCTCCAAATGTAAAGGACTACGAGGTCGCTTTACAGTTATCGCGTCTTTAGCAAGTGCAACACTAGGTCGTCTAACCATTCTCCATTCTTTTCCATCCCAAATTGGTTGACACTGACAAAATTCAATTTGCTCAAACTCGTCAGTGTCACCATCCCACTTCATCTGAAATCCGTATTTGAGGAATTCACGTTGAAAAGCCGTTCGAACGCATTCTACTTGGTCCTTCTCAACGATCAGCACTCCATCATCACCGTCATTCATATACTCATACTTGACAACTCCAATTGCCCTCATAACCGTCCAGGTTAGGGCACACATGATGAGACAGTTTCCAGATGCCGTATCCATGTCCCCGGACATGGTACACCCTTCTACCACATACTTGACAGAACCATCATCGGTCCTTGCATAGCAAACATTTCTCTTTCGCCATGCATTGTACCGTTTTAGTTCTGGAAAGAAATGTTCCTCAACATAATGTTTCCATTCGATTATGTTACTGTTACAATGTTGATCGAATCGTGTGGCATCGAGCATAATGGCAACGGGGCTATTGAAACCCCGCCACTTTCTATGCAATAGTTTGCCACGTGCAAAACAATTCAACCCTTTCGCAACAGTCACCCCTTTATAGACCTCTGCTATACCGTGAAACAAAGCCTTCTCCAAAGGCTTTAAATACACACCAACAACCACGTTGAATCTAGGACTTCTTGGTTGGATGATCCTAGGACAAGCCCGTGGCTTCTTACCAAAGTCCGTCTTTTCATCTTTAATAAAGGCGGATATTATGGCATCAGCACGTGCAATGGGCTTGCTCTCCAACGAGACCAAAGCTGCTTCATACATTCGTTTCTTCCTACCCACATAGGTATCGACAAATTGCTTTGTGGAGATGGGTTGGACGATGCCAACTGCATGAAACAGTTTGTTGGTAAACGGTTGTAATTCCTTCTTAATGTTAACAGTTGGCAATGGAGGCCGCATGAATTCCTCCCCTTCCGGAGAGACACCAATTGGTAACTCCAGTGCTCTGTTAGCCTTAACAAGGAAAACACGTTCACTAATCGCTCGTAGTAGATTCTCGAGGTTATTGTTGTGTACCCCCCACTTTTCAGCCAGCGCGTGGATAAATGAGACAGTGTGTCTCTTTCTGGCCCTACCGTTCCCGATGGTATCCTTGACAACCAATTTCTCACCAGTCCTCAAAAGATCACTTACCAATGTGAAGCTCTTGGATCCGACTGATGTGCCAAGGACTGCCACCGGGATCGGTCAGTCACTACGCCCCAGACGGTGTCCGAGGATAAAGGTTCCTGCGAGTGCAACTTCATTAGAATTAATATTCATCATGTAGTTCCGACCCGTGATCGCAACCTCCATCTGTCTTTCAACGGCTGTGGGTGTGCACACTAATGCAAGTATCTTAGGTAGATCTCTCTCAACGTGACTCTTCCTATGATTGTGATCTCGCATTATTCTGTATGCTAAAAGTCTGGCAGCTTTGAGTTGGGCAGCATCACCTGGTCTACCACCCATCCTCTCCACCACTTCGCATGCTACTTTTTCGATGAAAGTGTACTCCAGCGGTTTTGTTTGATCCTCCCGGTCAAACAACCACAACACCTCCTCGGAGATTTCGGACCCATTTTGAGATTGCTCTTCGATTGGATCGGTCTCCTCTTGGCCTTCTATTGAGGAGAGCACGCGCTCCCTCCTCATGACCAGTGCGTTTCGAAATTGTTGCTCCTCGATAAGATCACGACGGTATCTACAAACTCGAGAGACAAAATTTCCGAGTCTCCATGAGGCCCAGGTGGCGAATCCGGTACCGGTAGAGGCTCCTACAGCAGCAAGTATGGTTAAGACGACTACCATACTTGATGCTTACGAGGTGACTAGGCTCGTAT